GTGAACTCGAGGGCAGCGGCTACGGTCGGGTACCCGGTCCGCCAGCAACTCAGGGTGATCGTTCACCCTGAATGCTGTGCTCGCCAAAAATCATCATCTTCATCGCCCGGCCGGGATATCCCGCCGGGCGGTTTCGCATGTGGGGTGGCGATGCGGACATCGAGTTGGGAAAGTCCGACGGCAGCAGCGGGCGCGATGGCTTCCGGTCCACCGGCAATTCAGAATGATCCCTCACTCTGATTGCTGTGCTCCGGCCGCTTGATCGCATGCCGTTGCATCAACTCTATGCGAGCCGGAATTCGTGCTGCAGTCGATGCAATGTGCAGTTGGATGCAGTCTGCGCCAGTCGACAGGGCGGCAGCGATCCTGTAGCAATCTTCCAAACAATGAGCGCCGACCCGAATCGACCAACGATCGGAGGCGCCGGCGGGAGGAGCGCTTACGGCGAGCGTGCAGGCGGTCGCGAGCGTTAAGCCATTCGAAAACTCCGTGTGCGATCTGTTCGGATCGGCGCCGGCGCTTCGTGGCTTAGCGATAAATGCCACAACTGCAGGGATTTCAGCCGGGGCCCATGGATCCCGGCGGTCGCGTTCCCGTGAGAGCGGGAAAAAAGAGGGCCCCCGAAGGGGCCCCAGTTGCCTCGTGATGGTCTGTCGAGCCTAACGGCTCGGCAGACCCCTACAGTGGGTCCGAACTCGTTCCCACCTCCGGAAGCGATAGCGCCAATAGGCGATCACGCTAACCGGCATCTGAATCGGGCACGCATTACGCATGACCGTTCCTCCAGCGAGTAACAGCCCGCTTGCTGCTCCGGCGGATGCCGCCGAAGCTTGCCGTTTACCCCACGCGGGGTAGCGGTGGCCGACCGGAGCCAGGGAGGAAGGGTCGCCCGATTCGGTGTCATGTGTAGCACGAGCAGCGTGTCGAGTCCCGGACTCGAATGCTGTAGTGTGGACAGCAACGCCGCGAGATCCAACTTTTTTGCCGCTTATCTTGCACCGCAGCGTATTCAGGGTCTTGACAATCTAGCGCGAGTTGGAGCGCGAGACTGTTACCAAACGGCGCTTTCAGCGGACCGATCTACGTCGATGGCCCATCGGCGGCCGGGTGTGGCTGGCGGACGACCCATATAGACTCCATCCTTCTTAGTCTTCGTCACAGGGCATGCAGTTCAACGTCCAGATGGACAGCATCGGCTTCGTGCGCTCGCTGTCCTCGACCGCGAAGCAGGTGCGCAATGCCGAGATGGTGGCGCTCACCCGCACCGGATACGACGCCCGCAAGGCGGTGCAGGCCGAGATGCGGCAGGTGTTCGACCGGCCGACGCGGTATTCGCTCAACGCCTTCGAGGTGATCGGGGCGACCAAGACGAAGCTCGAGGCGCGGGTCGCGCAGAAGATCGCCGTGGGCGGCGGCAAGCCGCGCGACTGGTTCAACCCGCAAGTGTTCGGCGGGCCGCGCAAGGCGAAGGCCTTCGAGCGGGCGCTCTCGGCAAGGCTCGGGCTGCCGATCGGCTCGACGTTCTTCCTGCCGGGACCAGGGGCGAAGCTCGACGCCTATGGGAACATCTCGGGCGGCCAACTCGGGCAGATCCTGTCGGACCTCGGTGCGCGGCAGACCGATCGTGCGCAGAACGCCACCGAGCGCTCCCGCAAGCGCAACAAGCGGGCGCGGCACGTGGTGATCGGGCCACCGGGCGGGCGACGGTACTTCATCGGCGTGCGCGACGGCAGCAAGGTGACGTGCGTGCTGACCGTGACGAACGAGGTGCCGACATACCGACCGCGCTTCGACTTCTTCGGGGTGGCGATGCGGGCGGCACGGCGGCACTTCCCGATGCAGTTCGAGCGGGCGTTCAAGGCGGCGACCTCGTCGAGGCGATAGGTCGCCGACCGCACCGCCGAGGGGGCGCCGCGTGCGCCGCACCATCGGAGGGGGGCGGGCCGACGTCTGCCACCCCTTTTGGGTCCTTCCAGACCCCGCCCGCCCCACGGATAATTCACACCCCGGTACGGATTGACGGGAGGTGTTCGGCCGGGTGTTGGCATTTCGTTGGTGTTGTTGTTGATCGACGAGGGCGCTGTGAGCACCGAAATCGGCGGGATGCCGAGCGATGCACTGTCGATGGACTTGATCCGGTATCCCCTTCCGGAGGGGGTGTCGGACGAAGTCCTGAATAAGAACCAGCTCGCCCGCGCCCTCAACGCCTCCGAGCCGACGATCGACCGTTGGATCGCCGACGGGATGCCGGTGCTGCAGGAGGGCAGCAACGGGCGATCGTACCAGTTCCAGCTGTCGCACTGCTTCGCCTGGCGCCGCGCCCGGGAGGCGGACCGCCAGCAGACCGACGAACGCGCCGAGCGTGCCGTGCAACAGATGCGCCTCGCCCTCATCGGAGGGGCGATCGGCGACACCGAGCGCGGCCTGTCGCCGAAGGAGCGCGCGGCGATCTACCAAGCCGAGCTCACGTGGAACCAGATGGCGCGCGAGCGCGGTGAGCTCGTTCCCTACGCCGAGCTCGTCGACCTGTTCGATGCCGTCCTCGGCGCGGTCCGTGCGGCCGTCGAGGGCTTGCCGGACCGCATCAAGCGCGATGCGGACCTGACGCCCGCCCAGCTTCGATCGGTCATCCAGACGGGGGACGACATGCTCGACGATCTCAGCCGGCAGATCGACGCGTGGATCCAGACCAAGCGGGCGCAGGCGGCGTCGGCGCCGGCGGAGCTCGTCTCCTGATCATGAACGCCCACGCCATGCCTCGCCGCGAAGGAACGAGCGGGCCGCCGCCGTTCGCGCGTGGGATCGATGCGCTCTCGGCCGCCCTGCCGAGCCTGCGGCCCGCGGTGCGGATCTCGGTCTCCGAGGCGGCGGAACGCTACCGGCGGCTGTCCTCGCTCGGCAACCGCGTGCCGTGGCGCAACGACGTCGTGCCGTACATGCGCGAGCCGATGGACATGACGGCTTCCCGGCGCTTCCGCGGGGTTGTCTTCGTCGGCCCGGCGCGGACCGGCAAGTCGGAAGGCCTCATCAACAACGTGATTCTTCATCGGGCGATCTGCCAGCCGCGCGATGTGAGGCTCATCGCGATGGACCAGAAAAGCGCCCGGGAGTTCTCACTTTCGAAGCTCGGTCCGATGATTGCGGCCAGTCCAGAGCTCCGGCAACGGCAGCTGCCCGGCCGCAGCGCCGACGCGCTGCACGAAAAGCGCTTCGCCGGCGGCATGCGGGTCACGATCGGCTGGCCGGTGATCGCCCAACTGTCGATGTCGGATCTGCCGGACGTGCTCCTGACCGACTATGACCGCATGCCGGAGAACGTCGACGGCGAGGGCTCGGCATTCGTGCTCGGGATGAAGCGGACGGAGACGTTCGCATCGCTCGGGATGACCGTCGCCGAATCGTCGCCGGGTCGGCCAGTCCTCGACGAGACATGGCGGGCGCCACCGTCGTCGCCGCACATGGCGCCGCCATGCACCGGCATCCTGTCGCTCTACAACGAGGGCACCCGGGCACGCTGGTACTGGCACTGCGACGAGTGCCGTGCGCCGTTCGAACCTGACTTCGACAACCTGCGCTATCCCGAAGAGGGCGACCCGCACGCCCGCGGCGTGCGGGCCGTGATGGTCTGTCCGCATTGCGGCGGCGTGCACGAAAGCGATCGCAAGCCGGTGCTCAATCGTGGTGGCCGCTGGCTGCACGAGGGCGCCGACGGGTCGCTGGTGACGATCGCCGAGCCCGTCCGCGAGACGGAGATCGTCTCCTACTGGCTGCTCGGCGGTGCGGCCGCGTACCAGTCGTGGGCGTCGCTCGTCGGAAAATACCTGACCGCGCTCGAGGCGTTCGAGCGTACGGGATCGGAAGAGGACCTGAAGGCGACCGTCAACGTCGACCAGGGGAGGCCTCATCTCCCGAAGGTCCTCGGCAGCTCGATCGACCTGACCGTCGAAGCGCTTCGCGCCAAGCCCGCGCCTATCGTGGCGAAGCTCGCGCCGGCGTGGACGCGGTTCCTCACCGCCGCCATCGACGTCCAGGGTGGCCGCTTCGTCGTGCAGGTCGATGCTTGGGGTGAGGGATTGGAGCGGTGCCTCGTCGACCGCTTCGACATCTTCAAGCCCCCGGCGACTTCACCGGCTGCCGAAGGCCGCGCCATCGCCCCGGCGATCTACAGCGAGGATTGGTCGGCGCTGTTGCCCGTTCTCGCGACGCCTTACCCGGTCGACGGCAGTGACCGCGGCATGGTGCCGGCCGCTCTCATCTGCGATTCCGGCGGCGAGCCAGGCGTGACGACCAACGCCTATTCGTTCTGGCGGAAGGCTCGAAAGCTCGGACTGCGGCGGCGCGTGTTCCTGGTGAAGGGACAGCCCGGCGTCGACCGCAAGCCGCGGGCCGTCGAGCGCGAGCCCGAGAAGATCGAGCAGGTGCGGAAGACGAAGGGCGCGGTCGCCCGCAAGACGGTCAACATCGTCTTCGCCGCCTCCGATGTCCTGAAGGACGAAGTGGCGACCGGCCTGATGCGGCCGCAGCCCGGGCCCGGCGCCTATCACCTCGCGCACGGGCTACCGGACAACGTGTTCACCGAGCTCGCCGCGGAGCGTCGAAGCCCCGACGGATGGGAACTGAAGGCCGGCCAGCGGCGAAACGAGGCATTCGATTGTGCCTACTACGGCAAGGCGCTCGTGATCGTGCTGAAGGCGGAGACGATCGACTGGGCTAAGCCGCCCCGGTGGGCGGCGCCGGTGCTCGAGAACGAGTTCGCGGTGCCGATGGTCGCCCCGGCCGCCTCGGCGCCGGTGACCCCCAGGGCCGATTCGTCGGCCACTCCTATCCCGCCGCGGTCCCGCCGCGTCCGGCGCATGCTCTCCGGAGGCATCTGATGGCCGGCATCACGCTCGCGCAGGCTCAGTCTCAACTCGACCTGTGGATCGCCGCTTCGGCGGCGGTCGCCAAGTCGCAGTCCTACACGATCGGCACGCGGACGTTGACCCGCGCCGACGCCAAGGAAGTGCTGGCCATGATCGACTTCTGGGAAGGCAAGGTCGCGCGACTTTCGACCGTCCGCCGGCCGACGCGCTACGTGGTCGGCGAATGAGCACGCGCACGATCCGCTCGGCGCTCGAGGTGAAGCCGACGATCCTCGATCGCTTCGTCGCGTGGGCGTCGCCTTCGGCAGGCCTCGAGCGGCACAAGGCGCGAACGATGCTGGCGATGTCCGCCGGCGGCTACAAGGGCGGAAAGCGAAACCGCCGCCAGACCCGCGACTGGCGACCGGATGGTGGCTCGGCCAATGCCGACCTCCTGCCCGAGCTCGGCGACCTGCGGGCGCGGTCGCGGGATCTCTGCCGCAACATGCCGATCGCGACCGGGGCCATCGCGACCAACATCACCGAGGTGGTCGGCGACGGACTGGTGCCGCAGGCCAAGGTGGATTGGCGTGCGCTCGGCATCTCGAAAGAACAGGCACGCGCTCTCAGCCGGGCGGCCGAGGCCGAGTGGTCGCTGTTCGCAGCGTCGCTCGACTTCACCGGTGTGCAGCATGCCGTCGACATGCAGGCGACCATCCTGCGCGGCGTGCTGGAATCCGGCGACATCTTCGGGGTGCGCCGCTATCGCCTCGATCCAGGGGCGGTGTACGGCACGAAGGTGCAGCTCATCGAAGCCGACCGGGTGTCGAACCCGCTGTGGCGGGCGGACGGCGAGGATCTCGCCGGCGGCATTCAGGTCGATCGCAACGGCATGCCGATCGCGATCCACGTGACGAACCGGCACCCCGGCGACCGGCGCACGGTCAAGCTCGAATGGACGGCGGTCCCGGTCCGGACGGTCGCCGGCGGCCGGCTCGTCGAGCATTGGTTCGACCGCCTACGGCCGGAGCAGACGCGCGGCATCCCTTACCTCGCGCCGGTGATCGAGGCGCTGCAGGAGATCGGCGCATACACCGAAAGCGAAGCACGGGCGGCTGTGGTCTCGTCGCTCTTCACGGTGTTCGTCAAGCATCCGGCTGCAGACGACGGTCCGACGGTCGGCACGCCGGACGCCGGAAATCCGGAAAGCGAGATGAAGCTCGCGGCAGGTGCCATCATCGACCTCGCCGACGGGGATGACGTGACGATCGCCAATCCGGGGCGGCCGAACCCGGCCTTCGATCCATTCGTGACCGCGCTGCTACGCCAGATCGGCGTGGCGCTCGAACTGCCGTTCGAGGTTCTGATCAAGCACTTCACGGCGAGCTATACCGCGTCGAAGGCGGCCTACGGCCTCGCCTGGCAGTATTTCCGGCGCCGCAGATCGTGGCTCGCGCGCCGGCCGTGCCAAGTCTTCTGGGAATGGATGTGGGAAGAGGCCATCGCGCTGGGGCGGCTCGATGCTCCCGGATTCTTCACCGACCCCGCCCGCCGGCAAGCTTTTCTGTGGGCGGACTGGATCGGCCCTCCGCCGGTGACGCTCGACCCCTACAAGGACGCCAAGGCGGAGGAACTGGACCTCGCCTCCGGTGCCCGAACCCTGCAGGAGGTCACCGTCTCCAAGACGGGGGCGGACTGGCAGGACAACCAGGAACAGCGCGCCGAGGAAACCGAGCTTCGTCGCCGTCTGAAGCTCGAGGCGGAGCCCGTCGCCGCTTCGCCGGCCGACCCCGTCGCGTCGGGCAACTGAGGACCTCCGCCATGATGCCGTTCGCCGCAGCCCAGATCTTCGAAACGCCGCTCATGATCGACGAGGACAAGGCGGCGATCATCGCGCTGGCGTTCGGGCCGCGGCTGCTCGGCGCCCCGGTCGTCGTCGTCGATGCGGACGGGCTCGAGCACCGCGCCACCCGGCAGAGCATGGGTGTCGCAGACTCCGGCATCGAGCGGGCACTGGCGAGCCGGGGCATCGCCGGCTTCGGCGTGCACGACGGCGTCGGCATCATCGAGGTCGCAGGCACCCTGGTGCACAAGGGCGCCTTCCTCGGCCAGTCGTCCGGGCAGACGTCCTACCAGGGCCTGCAAGCGCAGATCGCCCGGGCCGCGGCGATGCCAGAAATCAAGGGTGTCGCCGTCGAGATCGACACCTTCGGAGGGCAGGTCAACGGGGCCTTCGAGACGGCGGCCGCCCTGCGGCGCCTGTCCGTCATCAAGCCGACCATGGCGATCCTGACGGATTTCGCGCTGTCGGCCGGGTACCTGCTCGCATCGCAAGCCCGACAGATCGTGATCCCCCGCAACGGGCGTGCCGGCTCGATCGGCGTGGTGACGATGCACGTCAACCGGCGGAAGCAGATGGAACAGGAGGGCCTCGAGGTGACGGTGATCGCCTCCGGCGCCCAGAAGGCCGACGGCATGGGCTTGAGCCCGCTGTCGGACGACAAGCGCGCGGCCCTTCAGGCGAGTGTCGACAGGACGCGCGACGACTTCGCGGCGGCCGTCGCCCTCGGCCGCGGCGGCCGCCTCGACAAGGCCGCCGCGCTGGCGACCGAAGCCCGGATCGAGGAAGGCGAGGCCGCCGTCAAAGCGGGCCTCGCGGACGCTGTCGGCGACCCGGTCGAGGCGTTCGAGGAATTCCGCCGGGCGATCGCCCGCGGCTGAAGACGCTCTCGGCCGGCGCTCACAGGCCGGGTAGCGCACCCAAAGGAGAAAGCCATGACTGGACTGCTCTCCACGGTCGCCGCGGCGGCCGTGAACCCTGCCGCACAGCCCGGAGCCGAGCCGACCCCTCCGCCCGCGGTGTCCGCCACGACCGCCGCGCCGGCCACTGCGCCGGCGGCGATCTCTGCCGCCGATCGCCAGGCCATTGCCAACGAGGCGTCGCTCGCCGAGCGGACGCGCATCGGTCGGATCGACGGCCTGGTGCTGCCGGGCTTCGAGTCGCTGGCCGCCAGCGCCCGCGCCGACGGCACCGATCCCGGCGATTTCGCGATCGCCCTCGTCGGTGCGGTGAAGGCGTCCGGCCGCCTCGACGCCGTGGCGGCGCTGACGTCGGCGGCGGCACAGGTGCC